CTCCCACACCACAGAGGCCGGCCAAGTCACCGTTCGCGATCCTGTCCCGTCCTGGGTCAGGAACAGCGTGAACGACGACGCCCGACCCGATACCGCGCTGTGCCCGGCGAACGTGTAGGTCACATTCCCGGTGAGGGTCAGGTTGAAGACATTGCCGTTGTCGAGGTTGATCCCGTATGACGTGCCGGTGTTCGCGGTGACGATGGTCTCCGAATAGTCCTGAAGAACCGGCGCTGTGATCTTGTACCCGGCCATGTCGAACGCACCACCAGCGGTCAGCGCATCCGCGTCCGACAGTGTCCACCCGCTGTTCTGAAGAGTGCTACCACTCGTGCCATCGAATCGAACAAGAGCGTTATCCGTACTACTTGCTGGGCCAATTGCCCCGGCTGTAGTCTGGGTTGTACTATCAGGGAATCTGAACCCACTCGTTGTTGATTCGATAAGGCCGGAGGTAGCTAAGTTACCGCTGTCATCAATGATAACCCCGGAATCTTGGACTAGATTTCCTCCGGTACCATCCCAGCGAACAATAGCGTTATCTGTAGAACTAGCCGGACCGGTTACATCACCGGGATCACCTTTGTCACCGGCTAGGTTAATCTCTAAGAAAACCTTATCGCTATTTGAAAACGGACTAGCAGAACTAAATGACGTATTATCAATAGTCAGCTTAGTGTACCCGGCAGCGTTAGTTACACCTGTGACCTTAAACTGTAGGAATGTTTCCGGGCTAAATTCTTTACGTAAAGTAATAGTACCTAGAACAGACGACGGGTTGTTACCACCCGATAGCAACTGAATAAAAGCAGATACATCAACGGCATTAGATTCTTGGTCATCAATATAAATCTGTGTGGCTGCATTTTGAGTAGCGTTATTAAGTCTTAATACACCGCTACCAGGATCAGAATCGGTTGTGGTTGTGCTAAAGGAATAAGGAAGGGCGTTACCAATATCAGACAGGTTACTGATACCTGAGATAGTTCCGCCTGTAATTGCCACGTTATTTGCATTTTGTGTGGCAATAGTACCCAGACCCAACGTAGTCCGTTGAGCAGCAGCATCAGCATCGTCTAGCAATGCCCGACCGGCTGAGGTTAGACTAGAGGTAGCATAAGTATCAGATGACGTGGTATAGATCATCTGGTTAGCGGCGGTGGTCAGACCAGAGATAGACTGTAGACCAGCATCATAAGCTTGGACATTTGTACCGATTGCTACGCCAAGATTAGTCCGAGCAACAGAGGCTGTCGATGCACCTGTACCGCCGTCAGCAACTGCTAGATCAGTGATACCTGTAATAGATCCGCCTGAAATAGTGACTGTGGTAAAGGTTCCGCCGTTAGAAACAGTAGCACCGGAGAAATTAATAGTGCTTCCCGTCGATACGGTCAGGTTAGTAAAGGTAGCAGCGGCTGGGGTACTAGCACCGATAATAGTGCCGTCGATATTTCCGCCATTGATATCAGCGGTATCTGCTACTAGAGAATCAATATTAGCAGTACCATCAATATAAAGATCCTTGAACTCAAAAGAAGAAGAACCTAAATCAATATCGTTGTCAGTGAACGGTACGATAGCCCCGTCCTGGATACTGATCTGACCTACTTGGGCAGCACTTGACTCTACATAGAAGTTGATCTGATTAGCACTGGTGTCTACAAAGACTAGGTTATTCTGGTCAGCATCAGCGATACGATCAATGGGAGGGCCTTCAGCAGCAGTGCCGTCATGCTTATGACCTGTAGAGTTATTAAATGCAGCAAGGATCTGGTTAAACTCAGCATTAAGCGGTGGCGCAGATACGATCTCACCGTTAAGAATTTGAGCTAAAGATTGACGAGTATAGCCAGCCATTATCTATATCCTGCTTCTTGGAAAGTAAGGCCCCAGCCTTGAATACTATAGGGAGCGTCTGTACCGATTGAGGTAATAACAAAACTAACAGAGCGTCCAGAACCTTGAATATTCTTTTCTAGAACTGGGCTACTAGACCCGCCGAAGGTAAAGGTTGACCCATACGTACCACCTGTAGAGAAATAACGTAGAAGAGCACCTTGAGTTGTTAGACCATACGAATTAGGGTTGTACTTGTTAGGATCATTCCAGTCGTAATAAACTGCTAAGTTAAAATTAGAAGATCCTTCCGGGCGAGTGTAGATCGACAGTTTATGAAATACCTTACGACGCTCTGTACTATCAAAGTAGAAGAATGGGGTAGCATAGACTGCAATAATATCCGCACCATTGAATGAGTTGCCGGACTCCTGCTTGAAGACATATCCGTCAAGATCCCCGTGAAGTACAGTCTCAACCCCGTCGATAGTATCAGAGTAAGCCACGAAAGATCTGATACCTAGTAGTTCACCAAACTCCCAGCCGACACTGTTATCGGCAAAGCGTAGACCACCGATAACACCAAAGGCATCTGTAGCCGAACCAGTCAAGGTAGGAAAGAAATACCGGAACTGTGACTTATTCTTAATAACTACAGAACTCATAAGGTCTAGATCATAGTTCTGAGGCAGGGCCTGCAAGATCTGCTGGATAGGTTTGGACACAGTTTGTAGTTCAATATCTCCGATACGGGCGGTACCCTGAATAGGTCTGATACCATCGGAAGCTAGGAATAGGATATCACCGCCGATCTCAATAATACTATCGGAGGCAATACACCCGATGTTATTTGTCACCTCTGATAGAACAAAGTCTGACGAGTTGTTCCCTGTAAGTCTCTTGATCTTGTTTCGACCGAATACATATAAAGCATCACGGAACTTGGCGATACCTGTTACCGGGAAACCAACATTGATCTCTCCTGCACCTGATCCTGGGTCATATAAAAGATCGTTATTAGGAGCACTAAATGTCAGACTATTCGGTGTAGTAGAAGTGCCTGAAAAAAACAAATGGTTGCGGAAATCTGTGACAAACTTGGCACCTTCGATGTTTGCTACAGCTAGATAAGTGTAGAACCAGGATACAGCCGTACCGCCTACATTGTTCTGGGTAGACGAGGCCGTAGTAGAGATAGTAAATGTGTATGAGTCAACATCAGGTACCGTAGCAACAGTGTACTCAGTACCGTTTATATTCTCAGTACCGACATTGACATCAACACCGCTAAACAAAACCTTATCGCCTACTTGCAGACCGTGGGCAACATGGGCTACAGTAACGATACTGGTACCATTACTAATAGAGAAAGGATTGGATAACTGATTTTCTGTTTCTACGGAAGCAGTACCTTGACGGTCGTATAACTCAATAGGATCTGTCTTATTATGTCGCAGAGGACGGTTAACCCCATCTACTACGATATGAACTTCCGATCCGGTAAAACTATGCTCGTTGGTACGGATCTTACTAACACCTACAGCGCGACGAGTATTGGTCCCGGTAACAGTATTAATTGCTGACCAGCCTACTCCTGATGTATGTTCATAAATTGTATAGTATCTGCTTGTGGTGTAAGTAATATTAGCGGTGGTGCTAGATACAGTAGCATTGGCAACGTCATCTGCTGTAAAAGTAAAACTGTCAGCCGTAGAAGCAGATGTTACAGCAAACTCGTTATTGTTCAGGTCCAAGCCACCCAGTCCTGTATCCACGTTACTAAAAGTAACCCACTCGCCTACAGACAAACTATGAGCGGTAGATGTGACTGTTACGATAGAACTGCCGGAACTTAGTGATATTGCGCCAACAGGCAATGTGGCGGAAGTGGAATCAACAGAATTACGTCTGGCGGCATACGCAGTTTCATTGTGAATCCAGACACCTAAGACTCTACCAGCACCTGGAACCTGCGGATTATCCGAATCATAATACTCATAACCATTGATACGGCGATACCCACCAAACTGAGAGACTTCAAAGTTAGTCAAGCGTAGGGCAGAACCCGGCTGAGTACCCGACAGCGTAAGGGCGTCTTCGTTAGTATATAAACCACCACGAGCAATGATCGTCACATCACGGAGATTATCCGGCATTATTTACTCCCCGGAGGGACGTTAATTAACCGGCTAACTCTTGTATCACGGATATCAGTAAAGTTATTTACCAGCAGTTTACGCATGTTTTCAATACCACGAGTAAACCGTTGTTGGGCGATAGTGGCCTGTTGAGCATTATCCCGGAACATATAACAATGGTACATAGCCCCGTCGATAACCACGTTCTTAAACTGGTCTGGAACAGCCATCGTATCTGTGGCAGCCGACAGGGCAGTCTGATATTGGTAGTAATCGTACTCAATACTATATACCTTATCAGGTACCGGGGTGAGACCGATGCTTCCGTTTAGAGTACGATAAACATAGTTAGGGGTGTCATAATCCTCTGTGCCTACATTACCGTCTCGATCATAGAACCTATGTAGATACGTATCGTAGTTAATCTGCCGTAACCTTACCGCGCCGATATTCTCTGACTCATTCTTGAGAATACGGAAAGAATCCCAATCGATTGTCTTCATGTTTGAAGGAGCAGAATAAACTGCTGTACCAGCAACCGTAGTTACGGTACCGGTCTGGTGATTAAAAGGGAACCCGAACTGTTCCTGGCCTACTTCCTCTAGCGCGATATTAACCGCATCTTTAACAGAAGCATGAAAACCAATAGCGGTCGCAAATTCGTCCGAGGTAAGCTGGACTTCATTCAACCGCTTTAGTGTATCATTGACCAGAGTAAGATAGGTTGTTGCCATTTAAGCAGCCTGTAACCATTTAACCGGGAAATCACCGGATATCGAGTAAGAATATTTATTCAGGTTATTGCGTAAGAAGCATTTTAAGAATGTGTCGCCATGCAATTCAAATCGAATCTTTTTAGTAGAAGCTAAGATCTGAATAATCTTCATAGCTTCATCTGCCATACCAACATACTCTGTTGTAGTTTTATAGACTTTGTTTGTGATAGGGCAGGAGACCAGCATGTCTTTATGAGATGTGTCCGGTACGTTTTCTCGGTTAACTCTGTAGTCTTCTTTGACGTTACTGTACCCGCAATCGAATCCATATAAGTTAATTTTTTTATAACCGAGCCATACGGAAAGTAGGATAGCATGTAGGGTTGAATTTGAACCCGCTGATACACATGTATTCTCCGGGTGCCAAGACTTAGAAACGATTGAATCAATCATATAAGTCTTGTGCTTTTCTAGAGCATCAAATAAGCTAGGGTGACATTGAGAAGAGATAATGTAGTTAGTCTTCTTATTAAGTTGGGCTTTGTCGCCTGTTTCCCTCGGATCAATAGAGACGCTATAACGAGGGTTAATACCGAGAGACGTTAGGTAGTTTACTGTCTTAGAGGCGAACACATCATTCTTAGACAGTTTTAGTTTATCTTCAAACTGACGGATACTTGGACCGGCAGCACAGATATTAATTTCTTCACTACGTTTGTGCGGACTGTTCTTTAGTTTAGATAGAGTTGGTAAGTTCCGAATCTTATTGATATTGTAATTAGCCTTTAATATATCATCAGAAACTGAACTTGTCAACTGAACCATAAAGACTCCAAGTGAGGTAGGGGAGACCCCGAAGGATCTCCCCAAGTTTGTTAGGCTAGATCACGTGCAACTTCTGCCGGACCTGGAATCTCATCCAGATCAGACATGTAAGCAACAACGCGAACAACACCATTAGCCGGTGCGACAGAACCACCAACGGTCAGAGTTACGTCAATGGTGTCAGCCGCAGCGACGATAACAGAGTTGGCACCGAAAGGAAGCAGACCGTTTGTACCGGCTGCGGCCCAACCAACAGTGTTGAAGTTACCGCCATCGATAAAGTCGTCACCACCGGCAACGTCGATATCAAAAGTAGCAGCGGTCGAGGAATCAACAGTCTCGACATAAGCAACCGCACCGTGAACTAGAGTGTTAGCCGGAACCGGGATAACCTCAAGAACATCAGCATTGGCAAGGGCAGAACCCTTAGCAGTGGTCGCAGCAGCCATAGAGACGGTCTTCTCTACAGTGTACGGTACGTTAGCAGATGTACGAGACATATGATTGGTGGTTGAACCAGTCGTCAGATTAATAGCCATGATTCATACCTCCCTTATTCGTACACGTTGTATACGGCGCGAGTGATTGCTTCTGGGCGAAGCATCTTACGACCGTAGAGATGTAGACCACGAACAACGTCGGCAAAGCTGTCATTATCGCGGTAGGTTTCGGTCTTCTCAATCTGAGAAGCAGTAGCAACAGCAGAGTCGTGACCAGCGATGATAACACCGAAGTTGCTGGACGAACCACCCGTGGCAACTGTGCCTGGGCCGGTACCGATGGTAGGCAGGTTGTTGGACATGTAAATGCGGAAACCGCGAACCATGCCGTCGATGATACGACCGTTACGGAGGATATCACCGGCATCCTGACGACCGGCAAAGTCGTTGCTTAGTAGCTTTGAATTTTCGTCATTAAGCTGTTCAGCAAAGACTGGATCAACAACTAGCCAACGACCGTCACGATCAACGTTCTGCTGGTCTAGCTTACGCGCCATACGGTTGATAACCGCAAGTGGCGAGATAGCACTGGCATTCTGACCAACAGGGATAGAGTTACCTGCTGAACCACCAAACGAACCGAGGTCCAGCTTCATGGAAGCAAGAAGACCATCAGCGTCAGCGGTTACTGGATCAGTACCAGACTTGTCAGCGGCGACACGAGCGGCACTAGCGTTGGCATGTAGAGCAGCCTGCTTGTAACCGGACATGTAACCGAAGATCTCTTGGTCGTACTGGTCACGAAGGCGATAACCTGCGCGGTCAGTAGCAAGAGATTCAAAGTTTACGTGAGAGTGAGCCTCTTCAATGTCATCGATCTTAAACGCGAAGTAGTTTGCCTGATCGATAACAAGGGTAAAGTCCTCATCATCCAGATCCTGTGGGACAACCTGTGTACCACGGGAATAAGCCTGGACAGAGATTTCAGGCTCTTTAATAATCCGAACGGAATCACCAAAATTGGAAATCTCGCCCATGTAGTCGTTGTTTGTGATGTCTTCAACTACGGAAGACTTACGAAAGGCAGTCTGTACCTTCTTGGAATAGATAACTGGACTAAAGTTACCGTTAGGAAGGTTACCATATCCTGCCGCACTCCTAAATGCCATGAGTTTTCTCCTTTCAAAAAGTGCGGAAAAGAGCTAACGTCTGTCATTTCAAGGCTGACAAAGGATAGGGTGGGTAATAAAACCGGCCTAGTTTATCAGGTAGTTGAAAGCTAAAGTTAGCCGTTGCGTTGGGTTTTCGAGGTGGTAGTCCGACATAAATCGAAGGCACCTCGAAAACTTTATAACTATTATAGTCTATACTGGAAATGCTGTCAAGTAAAAAATTACCTAGCACCACCAGAAATATCATATTCAAAGTTACCAGACCGGATAGCGGTCTCGATATCTTTTTCATACTTTTCATAATCTTTGCCAGACAAAGCTTTAACCCTAGATTCTGACCAAGTAACTTTGCTTGATGTAGGTTCATCACGACGGGTACGAGACGGGACTGACTTAGCCGCATCCTTATCGGTTCCCCGTGTCTTCTTACGGGTCTCGGCTTTGTAGAGATCGATAGCCTTAGCAGCACCTAGAAAATCTGTATCGTTTTCGTATAGTGCGCTCTGAATCCACTTAGGCTGTTGACTAACCCACTCATGAAAATCTTTATCCTGGCGTAGGTCATCAAAGTCAGGATGGAGTCGGGCCAGTTCTCGTTCAGCCTTTTCTCGGGCGATCTTATTCTCTAGTTCTTCAACGCGCTTTAGTCGCTGGTCTACTTCGCCTCGTGCTTCCATAGCCTTCTTCGTGGCGATAGTTTCAACGATCTTAGCAACGTCCGGGTATTTATTAGCCCAAGCTTCTAGTTCTTCATCAGACTTAGGTAGCTTTACTTGCTTCTTAGTGAGAGCTTCGACTTGTCCTTGAAGTTGTAGAATCTGTTTATTATTTTCTTCTTGGGTGCGCTGCATGTGTCTGCGAAGATCACCGTAACGCTTCTTAAATGTAGACTCTTCCGGGTCTAGGTTAGCATCTTCCTCTTCTTCTGCTCGCTGTTCGTTAGTTTTATTTCGTTCTGCTTCTAGTTCCGCTAGTTCTCGTTCCTCTTGTTCTGCCCGGTTGTTCCGGTACTTCATGGTTGTTACATTATTTTCTTCTACTTCGGCAAGCACAGGCATGATAGTCTCCGTTTGGGGGCCTCTAGTAGCCTCTCACCACGAGGGGGGTATAGGGTAGCCCGCAGTTTGGACCCTTATAGTTCTTTGTTAGGGTCACTCATAAGCCCGATAGTCTTTAGAAAACCGGGGGTAAAAATAGAGGACAAAGTTAGTGAAGTTGAGTCAACTGATTTATCAGTAGTTGTATCGCGCGATGTGGGTACATATCCGATACCCTTAACATAGGTGTAACCTTCATAGGGATCTGTTGGTTTTTCTTCTTCGATTACTTCTGGTTCGTATTCTAGTGGCTCACCTGAACCGCCTCCGGGGTCTCCTACTTCGCCACCTTTTGAGTAACCTCTAGCCATGATACCTTTTTTTGATACGTAGCCGCCGTCCCTCAGGTTGTCGGCAGCTTCACTGGCTGCCTGTGCGGC